TTCTCTGCACATCCAAGGAGTACATCAATAACAAAAAGAACAGAAATTCATTCTCATTCGAGGATATTTTAAAGATCGCTACATTCTGCGGATACAGAATAAGATTCGATCGGGTAAATGATGCAGCTAATTCATTTACAGTTGATCCTGATAAATTTCTAGAAAATGATGAATTATATTTGAAAGCTGTTGATGCTTTAAAAGAAAAACGTCTAAGAGAAATGGAAGATTATATTTATAGCGAGATCAAAAACATGGACGACAAAACTAAAGACAATCACAAAACCTCGGAAGAAATGATTTTTAAAAACTTTGTAATTCTTGATAAGAAAGAATTCGGCAGAAAAGTGCTCGATGGAGGCGTTAGTTTTAAGCATGTCGGTTTAATAAATACATCGTGCGGATGTATCAGCGGATGTCAGATTCTATATAACATGCCGCTAGATAGATTTGTGGAAATATTAAACGATCCGGAACTATACCTCGTGAAGTATATTGGAGAAGAAATAGCAGAGGAGGAAACCGAATGAAGAATGCAATAATTAGAGATATATCGACTAAAATGTGTGTAGATACGCCACTTTGGATGAATTTAAGTGTCGACGTTAATTTGACTAATCTGCCTGGAAGTTTCTCGTATGATGATGTTGCAGAAGCGCTTGACAGAGCTTTTAATCCTAACATTTTCGGAAAATCACTCACGACTAAAAAGATAATCTATAATGGTCCTGCAACAATTATATTATGGACTGATGGGACTAAAACTGTTGTTAAGTGCAAAGAAGGCGATCCGTATTCTCCTGAAGCTGGGTTCGCACTTGCTGTTCTTAAGCGTCTGACCGGAAATGATTTTCATAAGTACTTAAGAAAAGTAACGAAAGGAGGCAGTTAAGGATGAAAAATAGAAAAATGATATATCTGGACGATGCAATAGATGCTCTTGAACGTAAGAAAGATAAAAAAGCCAATGGAGACATCGGTGGGTTTTACAACAAAATAATACAAAATGATATTGATGCTCTTATGCAGTTGCCACCAGCGCAGCCAGAACAGCGGTGGATACCTGTTACGGAGAGGTTGCCTAAGGAAAATGTTTATGTTCTTGTGTGGTGCGGTGAGGTAAAGATTGCACGGATTATTCGTGGAATCAGCAAGGAAGAGCGCATCAAAATGCAAGAAGGGACAATCGATGATCCTGTTTCGTATGGGTGGAATTTATCTAGTGGTTATTTTAAAGTAAAAAGAAGTGAATCGTATAGAGCTTGTGATGAAAACGGTAACAATAAGGTTCCGTATTGTTGGGATTGCATTTATGGGGAAATGTTCGGGCAGGATGTAAAGGCTTGGATGCCACTACCTGAACCATATAAGGATGGTGAACTGGATGAATGAATTACTTGAACTTATTAAGGCTTTTAATGCGGACAAAAATGTTTACGTGACGATTCATTATTACGCACCGTTTGATGCTTATGAGATCTATATGGATGATTACGATTATGATCAAAGTACCAGACATCGTGTCAAAAATGTCATTCGGGTCTTTGATCTGTTAAGCGCAAAGGAACCAATTAACGAAATTTTCGTTAAGGTTTTGAATAATATGTATGATGAACTTAAAAGAGGTGAAAAGGATGAACGAGAAGCCAGAGATACAAACGAAGGAGAAACAAATAGCTGAAGAAGTTGAAAAAATAGAAACAAAAGACAACGTCAATCATCCATCCCATTACGAGAAGTCCTGCAGTCTTGAATGCATCGATGTGATGGAAGCGATGTTCGGATCTGAATACTTAATTATATTCTGTCTCATGAATGCGTTTAAGTATTTATGGAGGCATAAGAACAAAAACGGTATGGAAGATCTTAACAAAGCGAATTGGTATTTGAATGAAGCCATAAAGACACTCAATTATTTAAAGGCATCACCTGATCCTTTAAATAAAGACTTTGAAGAATGGGCAGAAAAAACAATAAAAAGAATCTTGGATTTATGGATTAAAATCAGAGACAAGTTCTGTAAAAAATAAGGAGATAACATTGTGGAATTTGAGGTAGTTATGTGTAAAGATTGCATTCATAGACCTATCATCGACGACCCAGGTGCCACAGATGGTTTTGGTCTTCTGTTCCCGGATTTTATGTGTCCATGTAGATGCGATGACCCATACTACAGCTGGATGCCAAATGATAATTGGTTCTGTGGTAATGGTGAGAGGAGGATCGAAAATGATACAAATTGACATTTCAATGCCTAAAACGTGCTATGAATGCCCTTGCCATGATGGTGAAAATGGCTCATGCCAAATAACCGGCAAATATTACTTTAATGAGATACCAAAGAGCTGCCCATTAAAAGAAGTCGAGCCAGCCGAACTTCAGAAAAACAAGATGACAATAAATGACATTATTGATATTCTATCCGCTATTCCATCAAGAGAACGTGATCGGCCTGTCACAATAATTGGAGATATAGTAGCTTATCATGCAAAAGATGTTAATAAGAATCATAAATACGAGATCTCATGGATTGATTGTTCTGATGGTATGTTGCTTATTATTAATGAGGAGGATCGAAAATGACCAGTGATAGATGCGAATATGAATATATAGTTTCATATAATCCTAGTAGACTGCAAGTGATTTGTACAGATTATGGAAAAGAAGGCGAACAAGCTCTGCATCTTTATAAAGATGAAGCTTTATCTAAATTTAAAAATCTATCTTATGGAGATATAGTAGTTTGGAATAACAGCTTTTGGTGTTCTGTAACGGCTAATACATCAAAAGAGGCATTTGATATTTTCTGTGAGAAGATGGAAGAAAGAGAGAAAAAGCTTAGAAATGAACGAAACTATTTTGAAGGAGATGAAGCTGAAATGAACAAGAAGGCTGAAAAACAGGCAAAAGAAAAACTTGATAAGTGGCTTAAAGAGATGGGAGCTAATGTTAAGGATGAAAAAGAATGTAACGAAGACTTCTGTGAGCTTATTAAAGAGGAGCATCAGCATGATTGACGAGCATGGTGCAAAGATAATGGGGCGAATTGAAGAATGGTGGAAAAAGACATGTATAAAGCATAATTGCAAATATTACATGCACCAAGATTATCCCAAATGCAGTTATTGTACTTGTCCCAATAATTGTATTTTAGTAAACAAGCCAAAGGCAGAAAGTGAGGAAGCATGACAAGAGGAGAGCAGATGTTAAATGGATTTGCTGAAATGATGAAAGGTTTTTGGAACAATCAAGATTTAGAAGTACCAAATCTCGAAACGCCTTGCAAACAAGAGCACTGTGATGATAATAGAACTTGTAATAAATGGTCTAAATGCGAGTGCGAAGAAAAAGGAGGAGGAAAAGCATGACTGACGAGCATAAATTAAGTGCCATTAAAGTCGTTTTCACAAACGGTGCTACAGAAGTATTTAAGAACGTTAAAGATATGTGCCTAAATGAAGGTACATTACGTATGACAATTGCAGATCACACATATTATACGAGAGTTATTCTCGATAAGGTTGTTTATTTTGAAGAAGTAATAGATGACAACTCAGTAACTTATTATGCAGATGGAATCGAATATACTATGCACAAGGAGGAGAAAACGCATGACTAAACGTACTAGAAAGCTTACTATAGGATTAATTGCATCTCTAATAGGACCTGCTATGATATTTGCTGGATGCAGCGGAGAAAAAGCAGAAGCATCTGACAATAGCAGATTTATGAAAATCGAAGGTAGTTTTGAATGGAGCATCTATGCCGACAGAGAAACTGGTGTTATGTATGCTGTATCGAATGGAATGCATAACCATGGTACTTTCACTTTACTCGTAGATGCCAATGGAGATCCGCTTATTTATGAAGGTAATGAAGAATGATTGATATTTTAAAAGGAGGAAAATGATTACTAGAAAGATCATTGGAACTGCTATTCTTACAGTATGCGTGTTGCTGCCTATTATTATAATTTTTATATCTTCTCTTATAGAAGCCATAAAAGACGTAATAAAATTCGGCGATTTGAGTGGTTTGTTCTTCATATTTTGGCTTATTGCAGTGATAGTTGGCTTTTGTCTAAGTATATTTTGAGAAAGGAGCAGCGTAAGAGTGAGTGATCCAATAGATAGAGAGGCTGTATTAGACATCGTATGCAGTAACTGTGACTATTACTATGAAAACGAATCTCAGTATGATCGCATCGAAAAGTTGCCATCATTACATCATCTTTGCAACGGATGTAAGCATAAGGACAACCAAAACAAAATAGAATATGGAAAAGTTTCGCCATGCATATTCTGTATAAGAAGCGCGCATGACAATTATGAAAGGGAAGATTCTAATGAAAACTCTTCACAAAAGGCTGGGACTTAACGGTCTTTTCACAGATTTTAAGCATCATGCGGCATCCTGGAGAAACAGTAAGAAAATGCGTGCAAAAAGAGAGCGACTTATATTTAAAAAGTGGCTTAGGAATGAGGTAAATGATAATGATTGATACAAATGAACAGCTTAAGGAACTCTTTGCTCCATTTGAGCATATTGATATTTCAAAACTGTATGCCGGTCAGTGCGTCATTGACGAAGATCATCCTATCTACTGGATCTGTGTAAGCGGCGATGGCGAACTCTGTTGTGGAAGGTCAACTTTCAGATCTAATGTTGATTTAGTATTAGCCACACCTGTTAGACAGATAATGTTTTTCAGAAGAAGGGAGACGAATGAAGCTGGAAATTAATAGTCTTTCATTTTATTTGCTATTTAGTTCTATCGCTGTGCTATTACTTCAATTTATAGCTACGCCAGGTCTTATTGCAAATATGCTTACGACGATTGGAAGTGCTGGCATTGAAGTAAGTGATGGAAAAATAAACAGTGATGAAATGGTGAAAAGAGTTAAAAAGAGTGCTGACACTATAATTAGCGCGTTTAGACTTTTAACTGGGCTATCGTTAGTTAAACTAGTGATAGCTCTTTATATTTTGCTTAAATAACAGGGGATAGAAAAAGGAGAAAAGATTATGGAAAATAAGAAATTTAAAGCGACAGAGCTTATCGCAATTGGTACTGGATTTGCAATAGCTGTCGGTGGTATGGGAGTTGGACTTGCCAAGAATAATGAAAAGATTCATAGAAAGTCTTTTGGAGCTGGACTACTACTTATGAGCTCTGTTCTTGTCGTAGAAGGAATTAAAGCAATAGTAAGCAAATGATATTTTCGGAGGAGGCAGCTATGAACGACTATAGAGAAAAAGTGGTAGAAGCAGTTAAGGCAGCTGGACAGGAACTTATAGATAGAGCAGATGAGATTGTGGGTTATAGGTGCATGAGAACATCCTTTAGCATCTCAATTGATATTGATGTAGAACAAGGAATAAATCCTCCATACATCACAGTAACTCAGAGTTATGTTTGTTAACATGATTTTTAATATGTAAAGGAGCACTGTTATGCATGGAAAGATTGACTGCGAGGACTGTATTCATGCTACTCACAATTACACAAGCTCTGGGTATTCATGCACGAACTATTTCGCGCTTAAGTGCATGAAGCAAATTGATAAGTACAACTGCATCTTCTGTGACACTATAACAGACGATTATATTTCGGATATGGACAAGGTGAGTATGCTTAGAGATGACGATTTCATGGAGGAAGAAAGCTATGACTAAAAAGATTATTGGAACTATCATTGGGGCTCTTATGGTTGCTGCTGTGTGTGCTGTATTTATATTTAACGCATCAAAGAAGCCCGTTAAGACATCTGAGTATGTTGGTAGTGGCGATGAAGACGGTGCTGGAGAGGAGGAAGAATGATGATTGCCGACTGGAAAAACGTTAAAAGTGAAGGTGGGCTTCCTGATAAGACACCTGAAGCAAGCGAAATCTCATATCTTGGGTCACTCATTCACGAGGACGGGTCAAGAGAAACCGTCGTAACTGATTGGGGACCTGTTGCTAAAGTACGTCTTCAGGAGTTTATGGATGATCCACTTTACAAGAATTATATTTATGACGGGTGGGCGTTTGGTGACAAATGGTACGGTGAAATAGATACGATAGACAGAATTGCAGCCTGGGATTACATGCCAGATCCGTATATGGGGAGGTAAATGTATGACTTTCAAGCAGCTTTTCGAAGGGAATGTTATATTTGTAGATGAGCTTCCAGAATGCTGTAGTGATTGTCCTTTTTCGTCGGCTAGTTACCTCTATTTTAAATGTCTCGTCACAGAAAGGGCACAAGATGACTATGCTGGAATGAAACGAATGAGAGGGTGCCCATTAAGAATAAAGGAGAAATAATGACTTACGAAGAAGAACTCATTGAAAACCTTAGAAGTATTAATCACTTAACTGGAAATAAGAACATCATTGACATCTGTAACAAAGCCGTAACTTATATTTATAACGCCGAAAGATTTAAATTCGCAATAGAAAAAGAATGTGAAGTCTTTAATGAATGGTCAAAACGGATTAAAAGTGTTTGAACGATAACATTTTAATGCTTTTTGGAGGGAAAATGATTATATTTGGGTATCCAGGTATTGGCAAATCGACACTTGCAGGGTCTAAAGAGGTAAAAGTTCACGACGTAATTGATCTTGAATCCAGCTTTTTCACGGAACACGAGGGAGGAAAAGATCCATATTGGTATAGACTTTATACGAAAGTAGCTGAAGATCTATCGCGTCAGGGGATCACAGTATTCGTATCGACTCATGGAAAAGTGGTAAATGCTCTTAAAAAGTCGCCTGAAAAGAAGATTTTAGTGTTTCCTGGAAGCTATCTTAAGAGTTACTGGGTTAAAAAACTCGATGATAGAAGGCTTAAAACAGGCAAATTCAAGGATAAAAGAGCGTATTTAAGAGCAAAAGAGCACTATGATAGAGACGTAACAGAGCTTTTAAGGGTTGCAAGAGAGGAAAATGGCTTCGAAATGTATTTGATCGAAAACATGAACTACGATCTTAAGGACATTTTGATGGATATTTGGGAAAAATACAGGGAGTAAACATATGAGTGAAGCATATGATAGCTATTTAAGGGAACATATAGGGGCTGTGCAGCAAGGATTTCAGTGGATTCAGGCAAATTTACCCGAACTTTTGCCTATCGGAGCTGATTTTAGCAATATTTCAGAGCATGACGCGTCAAAAAGAGACGAAGCTGAGTACCTTGCATACGATTTATATTTCTATAGTAAGGGCGGAAAAGAAAGTAAGGTCATAAAAGAGGCATTTGACATCGCGTGGCTTCATCACATCCATAAAAATCCGCATCACTGGCAGTACTGGGTGCTTCTTGAAGATGAAGGAGGGGTTTCTAGTCCTAAAGCTCTTCCTATACCATATCCTTATATTCTTGAAATGATCTGTGACTGGTGGGCGTTTTCATGGAAATCAGGGAATTTGTACGAGATTTTCGACTGGTATAAGGATCACGAGAATAAAATGCTGCTTGAAAAGAGCACTAAACAGAAAGTTGATGACATTTTAGACAAATTAAGAGAGAAACTGACGGAACTTGATGAAGTTGAAGGTGTTAATGATGAACTTAAGCATCATGGAACAAAAGGAATGCATTGGGGTGAGCGAAATGGCCCTCCGTATCCGATTGGACGAAGTGAAGCATTTGAAACTGCTTCTCAAATACAAAAAGACATGAAAAAATCGTTTAAGTATTCTGAATTTTCAACTTTACAATCTCCAGAACAAACTATTAAACGAAATGCTGGTTCATGCCACGATCAAGTAATGTATGAACTTCAGGAACTAAAGAAGAAGGGCATCGATGCAGAAGCTAGATTCTTAATTGAGTACAATAGCAAAACAAATCAAGGCGGAACCACTCATTCGTTTGTATATTTCAAGGATGGAGACAAGACAGTTTGGTTTGAGAACGCATGGGAAGATAAAGCCGGCGTGAACGAATTTAATAGTCTTAAAGAAATAGAAGATTATATTTCTGAAAGTCGAAAAAGAGGCGAATGGGGAAATTCAGACGAATACGATGGCCTAGAATTTGCTGATTTTAAACCAGATAAGCATAAATATGGAGAAACGTTGCAGGAACTTATTAACATTTGCTTAGACGACGAACCAGACGAACAGAAAAAGAGGTGAAAAATGCCGATTAAAGAGACTTTAAGTGATGGAACATTTTATTTTGTAGACACAGAAACTGGTGAAAGACGCATTCTTGGTGGCATTACAGAAGTAGATGTTACATCAAAAGCACAAAATCTCATCACGGAGGAGGAAAAAGAGAGCTCTGAGCGGTTTAAATGGGGCGATTCTGATGAATTTACACTTTCTATTTACTATGATCACAACTTTTCTGCAAGATATACGTATCTTATGTGCTTAAAAGCTGGAGTTGATATTTTCTTTGTACCCAATAATTTCAGAAGAATGCATGGTTATAAGGTGAGAAGGCGTTCTTTAAGAAAAAGAAGAGCTATGCAGAAGTTAAAGTTGCCCTGGAAGAGGTAAAAAAGCGCAATAAAAACATCGCCTATTATAGAGTATATGAATTTGTATAGATTTTAGTAAAATTTATGCAGTTCATATACTCTTTTTTCATCTCTTTGTCATCCCAGGTAACGAGAGAAAGGAGATCTGGAGTTTATGGATTTTGGAGCATCAAGAAAGAAAATTAAAGAAGACGTCGAACTCTTTAAAAAGGAGTCGCCCGAAGATGCTAAAGCGAGGAGAAACAAGTATTGTAAACGCTGCATATATAGGGTAGCTGATCCAATGAAGGATAAAAACGGAAAAGATCAGCCGTATACAGCTGGGTGCTATTATATTGTGCTTGAAGGTAAAATGAGGCCCTGCGCTCCATCACAGTGCAAAGAAAAAGGCATCTTCGTAAAAGGAAAGAGACTTTCGCCTGGACAGAAATTGCAAAAATTACATGACTAATAGTAGAGGGGAGGTGCAGAATATGCATCTCCTTTGTTGTTTCCGCCTAAAGAAAGGAGAAAAGAAGTAATGGAACCTAAAACTGTACTTGATATTTGGGATACCCTCACAAAAGAGCAGAAAAAGGCAATTTATCCTCTTATCGGGATGGCAGCAATGACAAACAAAAGAGTTGCTATCACGAAAGACATCTATGAAGAGCTTTCAAAAGAGCAAAGATATGCTGTAAGGTGGATTCTTGACCACGTGAGCGCTCGCAACGAGTAAAAAGAAAGGACATTAAGCATATAGGATGACTTTATATTTTGAAGGAGTAACAAATAAGCCTTATACAATGATCATGGCAGCACTTTTCACGCTTAAAGATGGGACAGAAGTGGCTGTAGGATCTGAGCATGAGACTTTTATGCTTGATAGTAGCGAAACTTATGAACAAGAAGACGGAAGTGAGCTCTGCAAATTCTATCTGTCATGGAAGCTCTGTTATATTTTTGATCCGGATGCAGAAGATGGGCGTGAAGATGCTGATATCATACGGTATTTAACACCTGCTGATGTACAGAGATTCGACGGGGCTACTCTAACTGCGTATCTCCTTCATGAGGATGCTTCGCCTGATTACAGTGTAGAATTTATGAGTTTTCGTCCTGGATGTAACCCAGTAGGACTTGTTGGTTAATTAAGAGAAGGGAGATTATATTTTCATGAAAAAGATTAAGAAGCTTAAAATAAGGATGCCTGAGCGCGTTACTAGATTTGCATGCAGGGCGGGTCTCGCAATAAAGAAAAAGAGTCCTGAAATTCTGTTCTGCGTTGGTACTGCTTCGTTTATTGGTGCAATCGTATCTGCTGTTATGGCATCAAAAGAGCATGATGAGATTCTGTTTGAGCATGAAGAGATGCTTGAAGATGCTAAAAACGAGTATCTGATTCCTGATGACCTTGAAATTATTAAGGTTAAACGTGAGAATGATATTTGTGATGAAGATGGGGATGCAGAAGATTCTGAAGAAGAGTACGAATTCTCAGGGGAAGTGCCGGTTAGATCTGAAAAAGAAGTAAACAGGTCAATTAGAAAGGCATATATGAAGACAGCTGGTAAGTTCATCAGGCTTTACTCTAAGACAGCTGGCTTTATGGTGGTGTCTCTTGCGTGCTACGGCGGTGTTTATAAGGTACTGTCAGGTAGAGTAGCTGCGGGTCTCGTCACAATTTCGGGTCTTGAGAATTATATTTCGCTCTATGAAAAGAGAAATATAGAAATCAATGGGAAAAGATCTCATGACATGTGTAAATACGGCTATAAGGACATCGAACGAACATACGAAGATCCTGAAACAGGTGAAATGGTAACTGAAGTAGAAAGAGTGCCGCTTTATGAAGCAAGTGGAGTTGACCCTGCTGAAAGTGAGAATCCAAGTGAGGCGGTCGGATCAGAAGTACTTGATGAAATGACTCGTGAAGTACTTGAAAGCGGTCCTGCAGTAATTATATTTAGCCCTCAGGATACTAGAGAGTGTAAAGGCATCGTTGGACTTGATAAGACTACGCTTGAAGCAGCAGAAGGGGATGCTCGCCTCATCTGGAGAACTAGAGGATGGGTAACTCAGAATGATATTCGCTCGTATCTTGGTCTTCCGCCTACGGTTATGGGTCAGAGAAAGTGTCTTTTCTATCACGAAGGAAATCCGGGTCCTGAACCGACTCTTAACATCTACGCTCCTATTAATAATGCAGCTATGAATGGTACAAGAAAGAGCTGGATTCTTGAAACAAACCTTAATGAAGACCTGTTTTTAGCTGACAGAGAAGAAAAGAGACGAAAAGACGAGCTCACGAATAGGCTTATTAAGCTCAGACTTGAAGAGGAGGGAGTTAATTGAAGCAGGGCATGAAGACTTTCCTTCATGTGCTTACTGGAATGGTGATAGGTGGTGGTGCCGCGTGCGCTGCCACTTATATTTTCACCAAAAAGAAGTTCATGAAGATTTCTGATGATAGAGTTAAGTCGCTTGAAGAGTACATAGAGAGGCTTCAAATGGAGAAACTGTCGTCGGAACTTGGGTATTCTGGTTCTGGTGATGGTGTTGAAGCTTCAGACGCTGGTAGTGATATTTCAGAAGCAACTGGCTATAACGATGATCCGAGACTTAAAGACTATCAGGAAGTAAAAGAGGACGGAACTGTTTATACAAGATACTCTAAGATCTCATCAGGCTACGGGAAAAGTGCTGTAGATGCAAAGTATGAGCAAATAGCTGCTGAAATGGAGCATCGCATGGAAAATCCGGATGGGGAAGAAGAGGAAGACATGCGTACAGAGGCAGAAATAGAGTACGAGCTTGCTAATAAAGGCATGGAAGAAGCAAGTAACCTCGCAAATAGTAACTCTTCGCCTAAGATCATCGAATACGCTGACTACGGAAAGACTGGATATTTAGATGAAGTTGATCTTTACTACTATACTGGTGACGGTGTGCTAGTCGATGACGAAAATCAGATAGTAGCATCGCCTGAAGAATTGCTTGGTGACTGTCTTGAAGTATCAGGATTTAAGACAAATAGAGAGAAGGAGCTCTATGTAAGGAACTACAGAAGATCAACCGATTATGCCATCACAAAGTACTTCTCAAGCTTTTCTGAAAAGGATATTTACTAATGGATAAGACAGATAAAATCGATGAACTGTTTAGATACGTACGGGAATCAGGAAGCGAACTATCCATCCAGTATGTAAAGGAATACGACACCTATCTTCTTAAAATGACGAGGGGAAAATGTAGTTTCAGTGCAGACAGAAGCGGTGAATTTGGAAGAGAACTCACGTCGTATCAGACATTATATCCTGACGAAATTCACAAGATTTTTCCTGATGTTTTGTCATTAATGGTAGCTGATCTCGACATACAGGAAGGAGGCCTCTAGAATGCCCCTAGAACGCGCAAATTTGCCCCTAGAACGCGTTTTTAGGGGTGCGGACGATAAAGTCATAGGACAAGGCTATAAATGGCTTAAAATCGGCAATAAAGGCGCTTCATATGAAAAGTTCCTTGGGCATAAAAGTGACCATTTTGGAGACGATTTAAGCGCTGGTTTTAAGGTGATTCGGATCGAGCAGGACGATGATGGCAATTATATTTTCATGGCTTGTCATCAGGATGGTCTTTCTGGGCATGTTGGTCATAGAGCTGTTTGGCTTACGTTTGATGAAGTAAAGGCTGTGTATGAGCAGATGAAAAAGTTTAGGAGAAGAAGTAAAATGGCTGGGTTTTTCACGAAGAAAAGGAGGAAAACTTAAAGGTTTAGGAGGTGCTATAAGTGAATGAATCATTATATTGGTTGGCAGCTGTTTGATTACTACGAATGGCTTTTAGAAAAAATTGATGGGCACATGGAGCCTTTTATTCATTATGGAAGACTGTTATCTGAGCTTCATTCAATCCCGTTTTCGTGGTCTCTTGATCGGGACATGAATCTCGCTGTGAACGGAGAACAGCTTAGATGGGAATTCATGGACGAAAGAAATGTCGCTGATATTTTCTATAAGGATGGGATTAAATGCTCTGTTCTTGAGATGCTGATCGCTCTTTCAGTTAGGTGTGATAACGACATCATGGGGGTCGGGGACAGATCGCAGGCAGGAAAATGGTTCTGGATAATGATTGAAAACTTGGATCTCATGCACTGCACAGATGACAATTTTGATCCTGGATTTGTAAGGAGACAGATTGATATTTGGCTTTCAAGGAGCTTCGATAGGAAGGGAAATGGATCACCGTTTCCACTTAAAAAGGCTATTCACGATCAGAGAAAAGTGGAGATTTGGAGGCAGATGTGTGGGTATCTATCGGAGAATTATTGGGGTAATTGAGGGCATTGTTAAGCTGGAACTTGAGAGAAAGGAGATTATATTTTTATGGGAAGAACTTGTCACGAGTTCAAGGTTATGGTTAAGAACGAAGCAAATGGAAAAATACTACTTGATCTTCCTAAGCTTAGCCACAAGGTTAATAGGGTAGTTGACTTCTTAGATAGTTGGGGATTCGATGCAAAACATCCTATTCTTCAAAAGGATCTTTCGTGTAAAATTGTAACTGTGGAAGCGTTTCCTGAGGAACTTTTTGAGATTCTTTATAGGTCAGCTGGGGCAAAAGAATGGGAAATTTCTATGGTTTTTGATGAAGATGACTGTCATGAAAAGCTTTAAGAATTTGTCAAGTGATGAGAAAGGAGACACGAAATTAATGGACGATTCATCGGTAAAACGAGGTCGCGGAAGACCTAAAATGGAGGACGGAAAAGCACGTCAAAAGGTAGTTAAAATTCGTGTAAATGACGAGGATTTAGAGGCGCTCGATGGGCTATCAGAATGGGCAAATATGAACAGATCTGACACGATTAGAACCCTTCTAAAAGAGGCAAAAAACTATTATATTCCTGGTCAATAATTTAGGCAGAAAAAAGTTGATCAAAAGTGGATCAGAAAGTGGATCAGGAATTTCCGTGTTCCAAAAAATGGGTATATTTTGTTCACACAATATATCGTGATCCACTTTTTGATCCACTTTTTTGGATCGCTGAAATGCCCGTGGTTGACGCATTTTCGAGGGGTGATCCACTGATCCACTTTTTTTTCATTCTCTCCCCCCTTTATGTGAAAAATGAAAAAATAGAGTAAAACCAGAAAAAAAAGTGGATCAGTGGATCAGGCCCCATTTTTGCGATAATTTTGGGGCGAAAAATAGAGAAAGGAGGTGGCATAATGAATGCGAAGTTTTGTGGAAATTCATGAGCAAGTCAAGGAGATAAAAATCGGCAAGGAAAAGCGTAGTGTACTATGCGTATATCCGACATTTCGAGCGTCCGGAAAAGACCTTATGAAGAAGGGCGGAAAGTTCTATGCGATTCTTGATAAGGACACAGGAATGTGGTCAGTTGAAGAAGGAAATGTTGTCGACTTTGTAGACCGTGAGCTTACCAGATATGTGAAGGAACATTACACCAAATCTGAAGACGACATGTATTACGACGGATACATGAGAGTAATACCAGAACTTCTTGACAATAGTGCGACCAAACGTTTGAAAGAGTTCAATAACTGGCTTGCTGATCTGCCTCCGAATCACAATTATATTCAGCTGGACACAGAACTAACTGGACGAGACGAAAAAGTTACGCCAGAGATGCATAGAAGCAAACGGCTAAGCTATGAAATACGTTCCGGCAATTTTGAGGCATACGACAAGCTCATGTCCACATTATATTCTGAGGCAGATAGACAGAAGATCGAGTGGTGCATAGGAGCAGTGTACACTGGGGCTTCTAAAAAGATTGAGAAGATACTGGTCCTTTACGGGAAGCCAGGAAGTGGAAAGTCTACAGTTCTTGATCTTATCAAAAGTTTATTTGATGGCTACTGGGCGCCGTTTGTTGCAAGTGAGCTTGTAAGTAAGACGTGTCAGTTTGCTACTGCAGCTTTTAAGGACAATCCGCTTCTTGCGATCCAGGACGATGGCGACATGGCAAAGATTGATTCTCCTGTCATAAATGAGATAGTGTCTCATAAAGATGTGATGATCAATGAAAAAGGTAAGCAGCAGTACCCGATTAGATCTAATGCGTTTTTGTTCTTAGCTACGAATAAGACCGTTGATATTCAGGATAGAAGAATGGGAATGGCCAGAAGGCTTCTTGATGTATACCCGTCTGGTAAGAAACTTCCTGAAGAAGAGTATGATGCTCTAGTATCTAGAATGGTTTTTGAAAAAGGAGCAATTGCAGCTCACTGCATAGATGTGTTCCAGAAGCTTGGCAAGAACTATTACACCAATTATATTCCGGAAAAGATGATTGACGCAACGAGCCCGGTACAGAATTTCCTGTGTGATAGTGTAGAGGCAGTTAGTTCTAAGTCATACTGGCAAAGATCTGAACTTTATAAGATGTTTAAAGGATACTGTGAAGACAGCGGCATTTCGTATCCGATGCGAATGACTGAGTTTGGAGAACAGGTCAAAGATTATTTTAAAGAGTCGTACAAGTTCAAACGCATTAATGGCATTGATCTTCACAATGTGTTTGTTGGCTTTAAGCTAAATATGGTTCTTGGAATTAGTGACAAAAATGTTCAGCCAGCAGTAGCTACCACTTGGCTTAACTTTGATCAGACTGAATCAATTCTCGACAAATTATATTCTGAGCAGCCTGCGCAGTACCCGAAGGAAGACGGAAGTCCGAAGAATAAGTGGGAAAATGTTAAGACAAAACTTAAAGACATCGATAAGACAAGGCTTTATTGGGTCAAGTTTCCTGAGAATGTGATAAAGATGGACTTTGATTTGACTGGACCAGACGGTGAGAAGAGTTTAGAGGAAAACATAAAGGCAGCAAATACGTTTCCTCCTACTTACGCTGAGCTTTCTAAGTCAGGCCAAGGCATCCATCTCTATTATATTTACGACGGTGACCCAAATGATCTTGCTGACGTCCAAAGCGAGCACATCGAAATCAAGAAGTCTATGGGCAATAGAGCGCACAGAAGACTCATCACTAAATGTAACAGTCACGAAGTGACACATATTAGCTCTGGACTTCGGCTTAAAGAAGAGAAAGGAAAAAAGGCTGGAGTGTTTGATGAAGAAGTAGCAATGAATGAAGGGAAATTAAGAGCACTTATTAAAAAGTGTCTTAGAAAAGAAGTTCATGGCGATACAAGATCTAATGTTGACTTCATCTATAAGCTTCTTGAAGACGCGTATTCTAGTGGCATGAAGTATGATGTCTCGGATATGAGACAGGACATACTTATATTTGCAATCAATTCTACGCATCAATCAGAATACTGTGTTAACAAAGTGGGAGAGATGAAGTTCTCAACAGAAGAAGGCGGAAACTACAATAACATGTACGATCCTGATGCACCAATTATATTCTTCGACTATGAGGTGTTTCCGAATCTTGTGCTTCTTTGCTGGAAGTATCAAGGTGAAGATCAGATTGTTCATAAAATGTTTAATCCGACAGCAGCTCAGATTCAGCAGTTTATTGGCATGAATCAGAGATACAGAAACAAGCTTATTGGATTTAACAATAAAGATTACGATAACCACATAACTTATGCCATCTTAATGGGCAAGTCGACGTATGAGATTTTTACTATCTCTCAGGCGCTCATTAATGGCGAGAAAGGCGCCAAGTTTAGAGAAGCGTATAACTTATCATATTCTGACATCCTTGATTTCATGCCAGAGAAGATAGGACTTAAGAAGTGGGAGATTAGACTTGGCATTCACCATCAGGAGCTTGGCTTTAAATGGGATCAGCCCGTCCCTGAAGATAAGTGGGACATTGTTGCATCATATTGTGTAAATGACGTAATAGCAACTGAAGCTGTATTTATGTCAAAGCCGGGACAGGCAGCATGGAAGGGAAGATGCATACTTTGTGATCTTGCCAACATTCTTATGGGGCCTGGTTCAACTGTAAATGACAGCACTAACAGTCTTACTACTAAGCTTATTGTTGGAAATGACAGGAATCCTCAGCGAAAATTCGTTTATCCGGATCTTGCAAAGGAGTTTCCTGGCTACGAATACAACAAGTTTGGCATTGACAAGAGTCGTTATATTTCAGAAGACGTTATCATTACAGGCAAATCGATCTACAAAGGCTATGATCCGGGAGAAGGCGGATTTGTTTGGGCTCTTCATGGAATGTATGGAAAGGCAACGTCGTTTGACAGTGCATCTCATCATCCGAGTTCTATCATTGCTGAGAACGGATTTGGTGAGTACACGCCAAACTTCAAGAGGCTTCTTGATTTAAGACTTCATGTGAAGCACAAAGAGTACGATGAAATACGGTCAATGTATAACGGAGCATTAGCGAAGTATCTGCAAACAGATGAAGACGCTGATGCTCTTTCGTTTGCTCTAAAAATAGCAATCAACAGTGTGTATGGATTAACTGCGGCCACATTTAATCATCCGCTTAGAGATCCACGCAACATTGACAACTGGGTTGCTAAGCGTGGGGCACTCTTTATGATCGACCTTATGATCAATGTACGAAATATGGGATACACAGTTCTGCATTGCAAAACGGACTCGATAAAGGTCCTGAATCCGGATGAAAAGATAGCCAATTATATTTACGAGTACGGTAAGAAGTTCGGTTACACCTTCGAAGTAGAGCATGTGTTTGATAGGCTTTGTCTCGTAAACGATGCTGTATATGTGTGCAAGTACACAGATGAACCGGCAAACGGAAAGAAAGCTGGTAAATGGGATGCAACTGGAAAGCAGTTCCAGATACCGTACGTCTTTAAGAAACTGTTCTCGCATGAAGACATCGAATTTAGTGACATGTGCGAAACAAAGAAAGTAAAGACGGCATTATATTTGGACTATAATGAGGATCTGCCAGAAGGAGAGCACAATTATTGCTTCGTTGGAAACACAGGACAGTTCACGCCCATTAAGCCAGGATGCGGAGGCGCTGTACTTCTTAGAGAAACTAGTGATGGCAAATATGCCGCAGCAGAATCGTCGAAGGGTTACAGATGGCTTGAATCGGAAGATGTCAAAAAGCGTCATAAAGAAGCGGACGTCGATACCAGCTTCTACGATAAGCTGGTTGATAAAGCACTTGAAACAGTTAATAAGTTTGGTAACTACGAAGATTTTGTATCGGACGCTCCTTATACAGCAGTTCCGTACGATTTCATGAACATACCAGAAGACGCGCCAGAAGAAGTACCGTTTAACTAAGAGAAAGGAGAATTATATTATGGCAAGAGTATTTGATTTGGATCTTGAGGGAGTAAGAGTTGTATCTAGAGATTTCGCAGGAGCCAACTATGGTCCTGATCAGAGACAGTTTAAAGTAGTTATTGAGGATCCGAACCTCATTGAGAATTTCAAGCGTGACGGCATTAACATTTGGTGCCCTGAACCGCAGAGTCCTGATGATCCTAGAGTTGGGTATTTGACAGTTAAAGTAAGTTACAGGTTTATGCCGGGTCCGAAGATTCTTCTTCTCACACCGGAAGGTAACGCACAGAAGTTTAGCGAAAACAATGTTCATGAGCTTGACAAAGCGTGGATCAAAGACGTTGAACTTCACATTCATGGTAGCAGTTGGGAGAGACCGAATGGGCAGAAAGGCGTATCTGTCTATCTTGACACATTTGTTGGTCATCTTATCAGCAAAGAAGAACGTGAAAACATCATGGGCGAAGCTCAGTACAGAAATGATCCGATTAGAGAGAAGTACAGAAACCTGTTTGGTGACTAATGATGGAATTATATTCTCACCAAGTCTCTGCTATAGAGCGACTTAAGAACGGTTCGATCCTGTGCGGCGATGTAGGAACTGGAAAAAGTAGAACTGCTCTTGCATACTTCTTTTTAAAAGTCTGTGGTGGGAATATGGAAATAAACGGTGAAGGATCCTGGGGAGAACCGGTATCTCCTCGGGATCTTTTTATTATCACTACAGCTAAAAAGAGAGATGACAAGGAATGGCTTGATGAGTGCAAGCCTTTTGGCATTTATGAGGATAGAGAAAAGAGCGTCTGTAATATCGGACTTACTGTTGATTCGTGGAACAACATTAAAAAGTATGCCGGTGTTACAGGCGCTTTCTTTATCTTCGACGAACAAAGGGTTTGCGGATATGGCGCTTGGGTTAAAGCATTTCTTAGAATAGCAAGAAATAATCAATGGATTCTTTTATCTGCGACTCCTGGCGATACATGGACTGATTATATTCCGGTGTTTATTGCAAACGGCTTTTACAGAAATAAAACAGACTTCAATAGTCGTCACTGTATCTTTAGCCCGTTTACAACGTATCCGAAAATTGACAGATACGTTAACACTGGCGAACTTATGAAACATCGTTCAGACATCCTCGTTAGAATGAAGTTTAAGAAGCAAGCGGAGTCTCACCATGTATCGGTTCCTGTTAAGTACGATAAGCAGCTTTATTTGACAGTCTTTAAAAATCGTTGGGATCCATATGACAACTGCCCGATAGATGAAGTTGGAAAACTATGTTACCTTCTTCGGAAAGTTGTGAACTCGGATGACAGTAGACTTAACGCTGTTAAAGAAATCATCGAGACGACAGATAAGGTAATTATATTTTACAACTACACCTACGAACTTGAAATGCTTAGGAATCTATATGAGCTGCTTTCAATTCCATATGCAGAATGGAATGGGCAGAAGCACGAACAGATTCCAGAAACAGATACTTGGGGTTACTTTGTCCAGTACTCAGCAGGATGCGAAGGATGGAACTGCATCACGTCAGACACTATTATATTCTATTCGCAGAACTACAGCTACAGAATGACCATTCAAGCGTCAGGAAGAATTGACAGAATGAATACTCCTTTTACAGACCTTTACTATTATCACATTAAGTCAAACGCTCCAATCGATATAGCAATAGCAAGAGCGCTACACAACAAGAAGAACTTTAACGAAAAGGGGTTTATAGGTGCTTGAGCGTTAACTATTATATTCAGCCTGTGTTAAAAAAAAGCACAATTTTTACATCGCGTATAATAGAGAGAAAGGCATAGAGTAGGCACTTTATGATTCTCTTTTATCTTTTGAACAAACGCGGAGGTTTTAGTAAATGATTGAAAGTGAGTTTCAGAAAAAGCTTAAAAAAGAGATAAAACAAAGATTTCCTGACTCTATCGTTTACAAGACTGATCCGCAGCAACTTCAGGGTAGTCCAGATCTAATTATATTGCATAAAGACAAATGGGCCGCCCTTGAAGTTAAGAAGAGCGCGAAAGCCTCGCACAGGCCAAATCAGGATTATAGAGTGAAGCAGATGAACGAAATGTCATTTGCTTCTTTTATTTACCCTGAAAACAAAGAGGAGGTTTTCGATGATCTGGAAAGACTATTCAAAACTTAAAAACACGCATGCCTTCTGCGGTGCAAGCAATTACCGTTGGAGGAACTACGATGTTGATAAGTTGATCCAGAGCAAGATCAGTAGCTATGCTACAACTATCGGCACGCTACTTCATGAGTACGCGGCTGATAATATTAAGCATAGATTCAAGATTAACAAAAATGATAAGCGAGGTGTTTTAAGATACCTTGCAATTGAACACGGAATTATATTGCAGTCCATTGAGATTAATAGGCTTTTCCCGAACCTTATGAACTATGTGAATGAGTCAATCGACTTTGGCATGGATCCTGAGGTTATGCTCTATTACTCTGATGACTTCTACGGAACTGCTGATGCTATTTCGTGGAACGATGGAGTTCTTAGGATCTCTGATTTAAAGACAGGAGTTACTCCTGCTTCTTTTATGCAGCTTGAAAATTACGCTGCATTCTTTTGTCTTGATTACAAGATAAAGCCTACTCAGATCAAGCATATGGAATTCAGGATTTATCAGAATGGCGAAGTCATGTTCGCAGATCCTGAACCAATTATATTGTCACCGATCATTGAGCAGGTCATTGAGTTTAACAGAGTTCTTTCAGACTTTGAGGGGAGATAAACGCAATGGACAATTACATTCTGAGAATGAACGAGCAAGTACTATCCGAGTACGAAGGCTTTGAAGATTTTGATGAATTCGACGATGAGTTAATGCATTACGGCGTTGGTTGGGATGCTAATCCTCCTGGACCAGGTTCAGGCAGGTATCCTCACGGGTCTGGTGAAAATCCAGATCAGCGAGACATTGGACTTAATAAGACAGTCAGTGAACTTAAAAAGAAGGGAATGACTGAGCACGACATTGCATTAAGTTTAGGCTTCATTAATCGAAAAGGTCAGGCTGCAGTGTCGGTAATGAGAGCTCAGCAATCTATTGAGAAGAGTAACCGAATGCGATATTTGTCGCAGAAGGTTCCAGAATTGAAAGCGCGTGGATTATCAGAAGAAGCTATAGCTGAAAAATTAGGGATATCAAAATCGTCTGTACGAAACTATAACAACAAAGAGCGTGAGCTTAACTTTGACAAAACAACGAACGTTGCCAACGCTCTTAAGGAACAGCTGAAAGAGAAGAATTATATTGACGTTGGACCTGGCGTTGAGCTTGAAGTTGGAGTTAGTAAAGACAGACTTAAGACCGCTGTTGAGATGCTTAAAGCCGAAGGCTATAAAGAACATATGGTAAAGGTCGAACAGCTTGGACAGCCTGGACAGTTCACGACAGTTAAGGTCATCGGTAGCCCTGACACAGATTGGAAGACTGTTAAGAATGATCCGTCGCTTATCAAACCGTTTACCGATTATTTTGAGGATAACGGTGAAACAAGACTTGGTCTTCAGCCGCCAAAATCTATCGATTCGAGTAGAGTTTACGTGAATTACGCTGAAAATGGTGGAACTGATAAAGATGGTCTAATTGAACTTAGACGAGGCGTTGATGATATTTCGCTTGGCAATAATCGCTATTCGCAGGTTCGTATAGCTGTGGATGGAACGCATTATATGAAAGGCATGGCAGTGTATTCTGACAATGTTCCGCCAGGCTATGACATTATATACAACACAAATAAAAAGAAAGGCACACCTTTGTGCGGCGATGGCGATAACACTGTTGCTAAACATATGCAGACAAATGCAGACGGATCTATCAATATGGATAATCCGTTTGGCGCAACCATTAAAGCAAACACATATGACAAGTCTGGAAAGATTACAGCCGGTGGTCAGTCCTATTATATTGATAAGGACGGTAAAGAGCAGCTTAGAGTCATTAACAAAGTTAATGATGAAGGCGATTGGCAGAAATGGTCTAAAACTATCTCTGCCCAGTTTCTTTCAAAACAGCAGTTACCACTTATAAAGAAGCAGCTTGAGCTTACTTATCAGGACAAGCGAACTGAGTATGAAGAATACAAGGCTCTTACGAATCCAACGATTAAGAAAAAGCTTCTTGAAGCCTTTGCTGATGACTGCGATGCTTCCGCTGTCCATTTGAAAGCAAAAGCGTTTCCTGGGCAGGCATCGCATGTAATTATACCCGTCCCCACTCTTGGAGGCGACGAAAATTACAGAAAGGTTCACGGCGTTGATGGTGAGATCTATGCGCCCAATTATAAAACTGGGGACCGCCTGGCCCTCGTTAGATACCCCCATGCCGGACAATTTGAGATTGCGCTCGTTCGTGTAAACAATAACAACAAAGAAGGCAACAATTATATTGGCAAGAATGCCCCTGATGCAGTCGGAATTAACGCTTATATTGCATCTAAACTGTCCGGAGCTGACTTTGATGGTGATACTGTTGCTGTTATTCCTGTTACGAAGGGTGATAAGTCTATAACAGACATTAAGTCTATGCCTGCACTTAAGGGTCTTGAGGGGTTCAATACTAAAGATTATAAATATGCCGATCCAGATGCCCATCCGAAGATGAAGTCACAGACTAAACAGACACAGATGGGTATCACAACGAACCTTATATCCGATATGCAGACACTTGGCAACCCCACAGAGGAAGAACTTGTTCGTGCTGTTAAGCATTCGATGGTTGTTATTGATGCTCAGAAACATCATCTCGATTATAAACGCAGCGAGATAGAAAATAACATTCAGCAGCTTAAGGATAAATATCAGCCCAAGTACAATGAGGACGGCACTCTTAAGGAACATGGCGGTGGTGCATCCTCACTTATAACCAGGGCTAAATCTAGCGTTTATATTGACGAACGTAAACTCGCCTCTTATGAAGACCCCAATTATATTGATCCTAAGACTGGGAAACCACGTAAGACATACGGACTTAATCCTAATACCGGAGACAAATATTATATTGACAGCGGAGCCACCCATAAGAAGAACATAGGGACCAAAGAGAACCCCAATTATATTGAGGTCAAGAACCAGGAAAAGGTACCTTGGATGTCCGTGGTTAGTGATGCGAGGGAGCTTCTGTCGTCTAGAGATAACCCCAACCCAAAAGAACTTGCATATGCTAACTATGCAAACAGGATGAAGGACCTTGCTAGAGAGGCCCGTATAGAAGCGTATAATACCCCCAAGCTTGAAAAGAATTCTGCTGCTGCGAAGGAGTATGCAAAAGAGGTTAAGTCCCTTGATGATAAGCTTACCGTAGCAGAAAAGAATTCTCCTAAAGAGAGACAGGCGCAGGTTTTAGCTACTGTTACCTACCGGCAGCAGATAAAAGCAAACCCTGACATTCAGAACGATAAAGAACATTTGAAAAGACTTAGAGGTCAGTCACTAGATCGTGCAAGACGTATGGTTGGGGCTAAGAAGGTACCCATAGACATAACAGATCGTGAATGGGAAGCCATTCAAAAGGGCGCCATAAGTGATACAAAACTTAGGAAGATCCTTGAGAATACAGATCAGGATAAGTTTAAGGAGCGTGCGACACCTAGAAATAACAAAGCTCTTGGAGATAGTCAGAGAGCTCTTGCTATTTCTCTTGCTAGGAGTAACTATACAAACGCAGACATCGCTGAGAGACTTGGAGTATCTGCATCTACCGTATCAAAGATCCTTAGTGAAGCTGGAGTTACTGAATAAGGACGATTACTGTAGATTACTTGGACTAACATACGGCTCGCGTTTAATGCATACGTTCTTTGCATTGCAGCAGTTGCACTAGTTCAAGTCTAGAGATAATAAACAACGCTTTCGTATGGCACATGCATGCGTCATTTAGTTTCCATATTGGCAAGTTTATTAATTAACAATAGAGAGACATACAAAACAAAAACGGATAGGCCGTATGTTTTGGTGCAAAGGAGGATTTGCATTCATGGAAAAAGAGTTTGCACTCTCAACATCCGACAATCCTTTCGATCCTATCACGAAGTTCGATGAATGGTATGAGTACGATGAAGAAAAAGGTTATCATACTTGCAGTTACTTGGCAAGAATAGCAAAGATCATTCCAGGATTGCCGGACGCTTTCAATGATGACATTATTGAAACTGCAATTGATGAAATAGTTAGGGAAAATCTTATAGGAATTGAGACCGCCTACGCCGTAAACTACGTAAAAGTTGAGAAAACAAATTGAAAAACTTAAAATTTCCTAAGCTTTTGTGCAGTTTTAGGGCATACAGGTGGGAGAATTGGGACTAAAGGTAGGGGGAGGGGGCAAGAAAATTGCTCCACCCCTCCCTCAT